ACGCGGTAATTCAAAATCTTGCCACAGCGCCGGCAACACCAAGCGCAGGTCAGGTCTATTACAACACAGTAGATAATCAACTTTATATTTACAATGGCACTCGTTGGGAAGTAGCAGGTAACGCAGTTCAATCTGGACTTCTATCTGCTCGACCAGCAGCAGCCACAGTAGACGCAGGAACGATTTACTACGCAACAGACACTTATCTTTTCTACTACTCAAACGGATCTGCTTGGGCGCAGACCAACCAATTTGGAACTATTACCGCACAGACTACTTACGGAGCTTCTAGCGGTAACGGATCATCAACAGATTATGCTCGCGCTGACCATACACACGGTACTCCAGCGTTAGGAACTTCTACACCGACCGCGATCACTGGTACTGCTTCTGCTGGATCTGCTTCTGTTCCTTCTAAGGAAGATCACACTCACGCATTTACGCCAACGCAGAACTTGTCAATGGCGACATACAAACTCACTAACCTTGGTACACCAACAGACGGTACAGACGCGGTAACAAAGACTTACGCAGATACAAAGCTTGCTTTAGCCGGTGGCACTATGACCGGTGCTATCGCTATGGGCACAAGCAAGATCACAGGCCTTGGTACTCCTACTGACGATGCTGACGCAGCGAACAAAGGCTATGTAGACGCAGTTGCTCAGGGATTAGATGTCAAAGCCTCCGTTGTTTACGCCACCGCTGCTCCGTTAGAGGCTTACACTTTCTCAGCGACAGGCGGTGGAACTCTTACTGCCAACGCCAACGGCGAATTAGATATTGACGGCTTTATCGTCTCAACAGTTGGAACTCGTATTCTAGTAAAGAACGAGACAAGCGGTAACGCACCTTACAATGGTATTTATACAGTTACAGACGCAGGTGGAGTGTCTGCTGTTTGGATATTGACTCGCTCTACCGATGCTAATACATCAGCCGAAGTAACTGACGGTATGTTCACTTTTGTTGAACAAGGCGACACAAACAACAGCACAAGTTGGGTATTAACTACTAATAACCCTATTACTCTTAATACGACAGCTCTTGTATTTGCTCAATTCTCTGGTGCTGGCACATATACCGCTTCTAACGGCGTACTGCTTACTGGAACTAACTTTACTTTTGCTCCTCGCTCGGGCTACGGCTTACAAACAGGATCTAGTGGCGCTGAGGTCAAACTGGCCACCACTTCTGGTCTCAATCTAAGCTCTGATTTAGCCGTTGGTGCTGGCAATGGTATTTCTGTTCTTACAAACACAGTTGCTATTGACTCATCAGTAGTCGTAAGCAAGTACGCAACCAATGTCGGTGACGGATCTGCTACTTCTATCACAATCACTCACAACCTTGGAACTCGAGATGTGATTGTTAGCGTCTATGAGGCAACCGGATCTTATGCCGAGGTCATTTGCGATGTAAACCACGCAACCACAAACACTATTACTCTACTGTTCTCAGTAGCTCCAACTCTCAACCAATATCGTGTAGTAGTCCACGCATAATCAGCAAGTAAAGGGAGATACACATGGGTCTTCGTGACCGTATCGCTAAGGCGCTACTTCAAGGATCAATAGATAAAGCACCTAACTTGCCAGCAGGATCGGTAACGATGACCGAGGCGGAGATGTCTCGCGGTAGTCAGATCTCTCAAGGCTACGGTAATTCTAATCCGCTGCCTCGAGATCCTTGGATGGCTATGGTTCCATTTGGGCCAGGAAATCCAATCACTCCGGGTGCTATCAATCCTTTACGCGAAGACGGTAGACCAGATCCACGCCGTTATGAATATCAAGTTGCTCAGAACATCAACATTACTGAGACACGCCTTGTTCCTTTTAAGACTCTCAGAGCTGCGAGCGAACAAGTGGATATTCTGCGCCGTTGTATCGAAGTTCTTAAAAGCAAAATCACCGGCCTTGAGTGGGATATTGTTTTGGGTACAGACGCTTCTGAAAAGATCGCTTCTTCTAGCGGTGGAGATCATGTTCGCGCTATGGCTAAGGCTCGCGAAGAATATAACGATGAGATCAACCGATTGCGTATATTCTGGGAAAACCCAGACCGCGCTAACGGATTGACCTTTACCGATTGGCTAATGATTGCCCTAGAAGAGATACTCGTAATTGACGCGTGGGCAGTATGGCCTCAAAAGTCTGTCGGGGGCGATCTATACGGCCTCCAGATCTTAGACGGAACAACTATTAAGCCGTTACTTGATGATCGAGGAATGCGCCCGATGCCACCTAACTCTGCCTTCCAGCAAATCCTTTACGGTTTCCCTAGATCAGAGTTCTCAGCCAATAGTGATGACCCAGAGGCTGACGGCGAATTCACCTCAGATGATTTGGCATACATGGTGCGCAACCGTAGAACTATCTCGGTATACGGCTTCTCTCCAACCGAAAGAGCTTTGCCGTTAGCCGATATTTACCTACGCAGACAACAATGGATACGAGCCGAATACACAGACGGCGTATTACCAGAATTGATGTTCGAGACAGACGCTACTTGGGGAACTAACCCGGATCTATTACGCGCTTACGAGAATATATTTAACGATGACCTATCTGGTCAGACCGAACAACGCAAACGCGCTCGCTTACTTCCTACTGGCATGAAGGCTGTTCAGTATGAGGGCTACGGCGAGAAGTTCAAAGATACTTTAGACGATTATCTTGTCACCTCGATTTGCGGTCACTACGGAGTCCAGCCAAGCGAGATTGGCTTTACCCCTAAGGGCGGTGGCCTCGGTGGAGCGGGATTTGAAGAAGGCCGGGCAGATACCAGCGAAGCTCTAGGCGCACAGCCTCTTGTAAACTGGATCTCGAAAATGATCACGCAGCTTTCTTATGCCTACCTTGGTATGCCTCGCGAACTCGAGTTCAAGTTGATGACCTCCAAGCGCAACGACAATGAGGCCAACGCTCGGAAGTCTCAAATCGAAGTCACCTCCGGCGCAAAGACTATTAACGAACATAGATCAGAGATCGGCTTGCCTCTTCTCGATACGCCACAGGCCGATATGCCTATTCTCATATCTGGAGCGGGTATGTATCTATTCTCACCAGAAGGTTTAATCAACGCTGCTACCTCTACCGCTGCTCCGCAGCTTGAGGCAGACGGAATCACTCCTATTGAGGAGGGCGCACCGACTACTGAGATAGGCGAGAAGCCAGAAGAAGAAGTGCCTCCGTCTAAGGAAGAAGAAGAAGAGACCGAAGTAGAGGCCGAAGTTCAAGCTGAGGTCAAGGCTTTTATGAAATGGGCCAACAAAGGAAAAAGAGCCAGACTATTCGAGTTCAAATCTTTAGATCCTATTGTGGGTGAAGCGCTTAACCGTTGCGCCTTTGACGGGGATCTTGATACCGCCAGAGCGCTCGCAAAAGCGTATCTAACATGATCTGGGGCGCTCATAAGGCAGACGGGCGCATAGCAGCAAAGAACGCAAACAAGATCCGGGCAGCGCTAGGCCAGCAGCTTGATCCGGATAAGGTTTATCAGCGTTATCAAGAGACTCAGCCTATTGCTACGAGTAATTTATCTCAGGATCGCGCTCGGGCTAGATCGTGGGCGATGCTCAATGTGGGCTTAGATATGAGCGCACTTTATTCAGCCCTAGTTCGCCTATGGGCAGAGGCTTTCGTCATGGGGGATCTGGCTGCCAGAGAAGCGGTATTGCGCACCAGAGAGGCGAAGAAAGCCGATGAGGGTGCGTATATAGATTGGGATAATTGGAAACCGGGAGACGAAGTAACCGCAGCTCTCGCCAGACCACCGGCTGCTCTACAAAGATTACTAGATGAAGCCGGCTCTTACATAAAAGGCTTTGATAAAGAGACATATAACGAACTCGGAACGGCTCTTGCCGACTCTATTGCGCTTGGCCTTAGCAGTTCTCAATCCGCCAAACTAATTAACTCAATAGTTAGATCTCCTGCGCGAGCGCTATCTATCGCTATCACAGAGACAAATCGAGTCGCTTCTTACTCGGCTATGGCGACATACAAAGAGTACGGCCTAGAAAAGCAAGAGTGGCAAGCTTCGTCACCCTGCGATAAGTGCGCTATTAACGAGGGAGCAGTAGTAGAGATCGGCTCGCCTTTCCCTTCTGGAGTTATTCAGCCTCCTCAGCACCCTCATTGTCGCTGCGCCCTAATCCCGGTGATCCCGGATATGAGCGAACAGCCGAACGCCAATGGAGTGGTAGATATCGCGCCACAATCCGATGTCGTTGGCGAGTTTGCCAGAGCAACTGACTCGGGCAAAAAAGGTTACGAATGGATGCTTAGAGACTCGGAACATACTGATGATTTCAAATACGCTGCTCAAGAGTGGCAGGGAGACGGATATCGCCGTGTTCAGGGAGCGCTATCAGGCGGATCTCCTTCCGGAGAAATCAAAGATCTTATTGATGTGTTTGATGACAATATGGTCTCGCTGGAAGACGCAAGCGAGTTATATCGTGGACAAACAGAGGGTCTAACTGACCTAAAGATAGGCGATAAGTTTAAATCCAAACTGTTCCAAGCTACTACTACTGACCCAATTACAGCAGCAGGATTTAGCAAGTCGAGCGGATCTGTCGTTGGAGGAATACGCCAAGGCGAGACAGCCACTATTCTTCGTATAGATGCTTCCGGCGCTAAGGGCGTAGTGATCCCGAGTAGCTCTGAATACGAAGTTGTATTGGCTCGAGGAACAACCTTTGAAGTGGAAGACATAACAGAAGAGACTATTAACGGGGTGAAAATGCGGATCATTGATGTATTTGCGACTAAGAAATGAGTGCTAAAGAGAGAATTGCCGGTGACATTACGGAGGGCGCAACCTTTCTAAAACGCGGTAAAGACATTACAAGTAATGCTAAAGTAAGCGATAATTCTTTAGAGCAAGCCTTATCCAAAGCTAAAATCGAATGGGTGGAAAATGAATAACTTGACAACAGCGTTCTTCGAGATCGTCAAGGCGGATAAAAACGCAGACGGAACACTTATGGTTTACGGCAAGGCCACAGATGACTCTATTGACATGGATCAGCAAATCTGCGATAGCACTTGGCTGGACTCCGCTATGCCTGAGTGGTTTAAGTCAGGCGGTAATATCCGTGAGCAACATTCCTCGATTGCTGCTGGAGTCGCTAAAGAATACGAGCGCAAGAAAGACGGGCATTATATTCATGCTCTTGTGGTAGATCCTGCCTCGGTCAAGAAGGTAGACCTTGGAGTTCTAAAAGGCTTCTCTATCGGAATTAAAAACCCTAGAATTACCCGAGATGAGAAAGCTGCTAACGGCCGTATCGTAGACGGTACGATTGTCGAGGTATCCTTAGTGGATCGCCCGGCGAACCCAAATTGCCAACTCGTTCTAGCCAAAAGCATAGACGGAGAAACAGGAGTGTGGAAAGTGGAAGAACTAATTGAGAAGGAAGACGCAGTAGATACAACTCCTGCTACTGAGACTCCGGAACTTGTAGAAGAAGTGTTACCAGAAGCAGAAGTAGTCGCTGAGGAAACACCTATCTCAGAAATCGTAGAAGAAGATAAATTGGAGCAACTAGGAATTGAGAAGACCGCTAAAGCGAAATCAATCCTTGCCTCACTTGTAAAGTTTGATAAAGGCCAATACGAAGCTGCTCGCGAAGCTCTTGCTAGTTTAATTGCCGTTGAAGCAGAAGAGATGAAAGGCGGATCTAACGAGATCATGTCTATCTCTCACCTATTAGAAGCCGTTGCTCACCTAGCCATGTGGTACGAAGGTGAAGAAGCCGAAGGAGAAGTAGAAGAGATGATTGAGATGTCTGCTAAAGCCGAAGAACCTATGGAAGACGGTAAGCCTGTTCGTAAAGAAGGCGAATCTGACGAGGCGTACAAGAAGCGTTGTAAGATGTATGACGAGAAAATGAAAAATAAAGAAGTAGATCCCGTTCCTACGGAAGATACAGGAGCGAATCTTGAAGGAACTACGAACATTGCTGCTGGCGAGACCGCCGGCGTTCCGTTCCAAGCTACCGTTACTGACTCTCAAGCCAGAATTAACGGAGCGAAATCAGTTTCTGCTGACGAAGCAGAAGTAAGTGCCCTAGTAGAGCAAGTAGTAAAGAGCGCAACAGAGTCTCTCAAGTCAGAGATCGCAGAATTGGTGGCAGCAAAAGAGGCTGCGCTAACTAAAGCGGTAAGCCTTGAAGAAGAGTTGGCAACTGCTAAATCTCTAGCGATAGCCGGTGGCCCAAAGCGAACAGGAACTTCATTAGGACAACCTAATGACCTGATTGTCAAGGCTGCTACCTATAAAGCGAAAGCAAACGCAACAACCGACCCATTACTGGCTAAAGGATACAAGGCACTAGCAGACGAATACTTTGCTAAAGCCGAAGACCTTAATAAGTAATCAACCAACTCTCGAAAGGAACTACCCAATGGCGCTAAACGCTCCTAAGGCAAGCGATCTTTTTGACGGAGCTACTCCTCGCGAGGCAGCAGAACGCATGGAAGAATTTACCGGTGAACTCGGTAAATCTCTATCACGCGGTTCTTCTACTCCGGGTCAAGCACCTGACGCAGATCCAACAACACAGATCGAAGCTCTTGTTGCTAACAAGTCTCTATCAGCAGACGCAGCAGCAAGTCTACAAAACGCATTAACAATTCAGCGCTCTACAATGTCGAATATTAATAAGGAAATTACTCTTAATACTCCTCTTAATACTTCATTCGCAGCGTTTGACTTGGAAGCACCTTCTAAGTTGCTTACTCCTCGACCAACACCACTTCGTAACCGTATTCCTCGTAAAAAGGGAATTGGTACAAGCCACCGTGTAAAGCGTATCCTTGGATACACAGGTACAGGTACAGGCGGAGTAGGAAATACTTGGCCGGGCGTAACTGAAAGCACAACAACCGCATTCGGATCTATCAACTTCCAGCGTGGCCCACAGATCACTTATGCTGCTGATGATTTAGTATTGCCATACAACTCATACTCACTATCAGACGCAGTAAGCTTCGATGCTAACTTCTCTGGTCTTGGATATCAAGATCTACGCCAGCTATCATCTACTTCTACTTTGTACGCAACAATGCTTATGGAAGAACGCATGATGCTAATGGCTCGCGGTACAGCCTCAGGTTACTCAGGCGCACTTGCTGCTCCAACTGGACTAACAGCATCATCACCTGCGG